CAGCTCCTAATTGTACTGGTTTTAATCTACCATTATCAGTAGCAGTTGTACCTCCATCTCCTTCAGTCGTACCAATAGCGATTCTATCGCCTTCAATCCACCAAACAAATGTTTTATTAGGGTCTTTGTATGAACTACTTACCGCTGCCATTATACCTCCGTCCAACTTGTATTAGTTGCTGTATCTGATTCATTATAAAATTGTTTAATTCTTCCAGGAGTTAATCTTGGTATCTCAATATACTCGCTATCTGAATTTAAGATTGCACATCTAAAAACTTTATTTACAGTTATTGATTCATCATCATCTAATGCGTACCAAAGTTGATTATGATTTAAATCTGTCTTTGCATTCTCTATTTGATTAGTATATCTACCCATATCAATCAATGCTTCATTAATTAAGTTTAAAACATAAGTTTCTGATACATTAGGAACTGCTTGTAACACTCTACTAAAAATTTCTTTTCCTGTAAATTCTATCGCTGCCATTATCTACCTTCTCTGTGTAATCTTTGTTCTTCTGATTCTATTTTTTCAACAGATATTAACTGTAAAGCTTGTTTATATTGAGCATCAACTGCTGCATATTGTTGAGCATACCATTGATATTCAGTATTGTCTACTGCTAGTCTTAAATTAACCTCTGTTCCATATGCTTGAGCAATATTTATTTTAGACCCTAATTCTGTAGCATATCCTTGAGCTGCTGCTAAATAATTATTTGCTACAGTTCCTTGAACATTAACTTGTGCTAATCTAGAATTAACTTCTGAAGCGTAAGTATTAACTTCATTTGCTCTAGCTTGTGCTTCTGCAAGGTAAGCATTACCTGCATTAATTCTTGCTTGAGATTCTTGATAATAACTAGCTTGTATTGCTAAAGCAGATTGATACTCAGATATTTTCTGTTGTAAATTTTGAGAATATTCTTGTATTTCTTTAGCAATGTTTTGTTGATAAAGATTTATTTCTTGTAAAAACTTTGTTACCAAGTCATCATTATTCGCAATAGTTGCTTGCATAGTTTGAGCAGCATTTTGTAAAGCAAGAGCTTGGTCTTGAGCTTTATTAAACTTATCTATATCAGTTGTTTGAGCTGCTTCTTGTTGTGCATCTCTTGCATTTATTTCTGCTTGAGTTATTGCTTTTCTTAAATCAGAATTATGCTTTGCAAGTTCTGCTTGAACATTAGCTGTATATCTAGCATTTTCTTTATTAAATTCATTTAATTCGTTTTGTATATCAGCTTGATACTCTCCTAACTCATTGTTTAATCTTCCAAGTTGTAGTTGTGCTAATTCTGTATCTTCATCTGTCTCTAAAAATGTTTCAAATTGTCCAATATCAAAAGTTTGTGTTGGTTTTGTATATGTTGGCACATCTCCAGATATATCTGCTTTAGCTACAGTATCTACAGTAATTGCACTAACAGCAGATGCAGATGCGTCTGCATTTGTTGCTGCAGAATAGCTAACTGTTCCTAAAGTTGGAGCAGATGGAGCAGAAGAACTTATAGTTAAATCTGCTATTGATAAAGCACTTACTGCTGCACTTCTAGCTGCTGATATTGGAGAGGTTGCAGTTCCTGTAACTTCTACTGCTACTTCATCATATTCATCATTTGCTAACTCTATTGCAGTGTTAATTTTATCTGCAGCTGTTTTCATAGCTGATAATGCAGTATCTATACTTGCATCAATATTTATAACCATTTCTCCAATTTCTGTAACAGCACTATCTACTTGAGTGTTAATCAAATCAGCTACTGCTTGCGTTTCATCTAATTCTGTTTTTAATGCTGTAAATGCTGTTGTAATACTTGAATTAGAATGTTTTGCATTCATTAGTCTCATCAATGCATTTCTAGCTGCAAATAAAACTACTGCATTATTTCCTTCTTTAGGAAAGTTCTCAACAGTAGTATCTGTAACTGCTATTGTAAAATCTTCGTTTATTTTTTGTAATAAGCAATCTGCAGTTCCAGCGTTAGTAGCATCGTTATCTGGTAATACTCTTAATAACTTATCTGAAACATAATATACTGGGTCTGTTGCTGTTGCATATTCCATAAAATTAGAGTCTATAGCTCTACCTACTTGAGAAGTATGAATATGTCTACAAGGTTGATAGACTACTGGACTAGCATCAATATCTACTGCTCTTAATACATGAAGAATTTTTGCGTCTTCTACATTAAGACCATCAATAGGATTAGTTGTTTTTGTATTACCACTATGAAAAGATACTTCTTCAGACATTCTGTCTAATTTAGCCATAGGGAATACATTAATTACTTCTCTAGCACCATTAGATAACCAATCTGCTAAAGCAACATCATCAGTGCTTCCAAATCCTGTTAAATCATCAACTTGTGTTTTAAAATCAGCCATTATTTATTCTTTCCTTTTTTCTTAGAAAATATTTTATCCCATCTTCTTTCAAATTCTTTTCTAGTAATGTCCATTGGTCTTGGAACATCACCTTTACCTGCACCATTTGGTCCTTTAAACATTATTTCTTCTTCTTAGCAGTTTTAGCTGCACGTTTAAATTGAGCTTTTGTTGGTGCACCTTTGCTGCCTGGTTTTCTCATCTTTTCACCAGAACCAGCTTTAATTCTTTTACGCTTGGCATGTATATTAGCGTATAACCCTTTTCTCTTGTTATTTCTTCTTGCCATATCTCATCTTTTTACCAGTTTTTTTTGCATACGCTTTTGCTTTAGCTTTACCATCTTTAGTGTAAGCAAATTTCTTTTTTCCTACTCTTGGCATTACATTACTCTCACTTTCTTGCCTTTTGGTGCTGGTTTAGCTTTAGCATTACTTTCCTTCATTTTCTTAATACCTTCTTCCATACTTACAGTATTAAAATCTACTTGGTCAGTTCTAATTGCTCTTGCCCAGCTATTGTTTTCTCTTACTACAAAATTTGTATTCCATTTAGGAGCAGATGCTCTTAACCCACAAGACCTACAATTAAAGAAGCCTTCTGGATTTGGTTCGTTACAATGTTGACAAACCATTTATTATCCTTTATGAACAATAATGTAAGCGATTCTTCCTCTGTCTAGTTCTACAGCTTGGATATCTACTATAGCTCCACTAGTATCATCTAATGTTTCTATATAGTCTGTAATTTCTTTAGCTAAAGAACCAGTTACAGTATCTGCATCAGGACTTAAGTTTCCAATAATAATTTTTGTTACTACGTTATATGCCGCCATTTTATCTCCTAAATTTAAATTTTCTTATAGGTTTTGGAGTGGGAAAAGTCCCACTCCATAGTACCTAAGGACTATATTAAGATGTGGTTACTGCACCATCAACAGCAGTATTGCCGTCGAAGTACCAGCTCTTTCCATCACAGATGATAGAAATCCAGTCGCCTTCATCAGCTGTAGTTCCAACGATTAAGTTAGAAACTCCAGTTGCTCCAGCAGAACCAGGATTGTCATCACCTGTATCAACTTCAGACTCTGATACTTTACCATACATAATCGCAGAACCAGCAGCAATAGTAATTGCAGCATTTGGTGAATCTTTGAAAATTAGTTTGTATTGAGTACCAATTTCTAGAGTTGTAGGAAGTGTGATAGAATATGCACTACCAGCATTGGAAACAACTAAAGTCTTTCCACTGTCTTTTACAGCGTCTAAAGTAACAGCTGCTGTAACAGTTTCTACTGGTAATAGATATCCACCTGCACCACTATTTTTTTCTAATATACTACCTCTTGCCATCTTATAATCCCTCCACGTTGTATAGAGCGTGACATTCTGGTAAGGTAATCTCTAGACCAGCTTCAGTAAGAATCATATCTTTTCTGAGGTCTTCGTCTGGTGATTGTACATTAGTCATGATTTGAGTATCACGATTAATTCCATTACCAACTAAAGGTCTGTAAGCTAGTTTTGACATATCAGCCATCAACATAAACCCACTAGCGATACCTCTAAATAGAGGCTCTTTCACTAAGTACATAGAGCCGTGAACAGTGTTAATTTCCATAAGGTTGTGACCAAATGAACCTTGTACATTGTTCATATTCACTCTAAATGGTGAAGATGATTGACCGACAGATGCGTCAATAAAAGCACCATCGCCCATTTTGTTGAAGAATGTAATTACTGGCAATGAAGCTAGAACAAGCTTTTCGCTTGAACCACCTCTTGCAGGGTCAAAGATAACTTCTAAGTCAGCAAGTAATCTATCATAGGTTAATTCAGCTTGAGCTACACTTCTGTAGTAAGCATTACCTGATGAATAAGAAAATGCTGAATTGTCAGTTACTGGAGCAACATTTTTAACAATGTGTCCAACTAGACCTTCAGTATATTGTACTCCGTTTACACGAGCTTTTTGTCCAAAGAGCATAGCTCTTTCGATGTCTACTTTGTGTTCACGTAATTTTTGCGCCCAAATTCTATCGAATTCGTTTGCGTAGCCACGATATCTTGTAGCTATTGCTGTGTTAGTTAATTCACAAGCTGTTTTGAAGATTTGAGTATAACCAAAGTCATCTTCTAGTGTATCTGAGAAAGTATCAGGTGAACCTGTTCCTTCTTCGAATGATGTACCAACGATTTGGCAACCATCATTGTCTGATAAAACATTGTATCCTGAAACGCTAGAATTTGATAACTCAACAATTCTACCTGAGAAGGTAGTGTTTGCTGCTTGTACGTTTGGTGCAGACTCAACTCTAACTAAAGCTTGACCATAACCGTTAGTATCATCAACAGTTGAAACTGCAACGACCATACCTTTAGTGATGAAACCGATTGAAGCACCTGCTCCATCATCTACAGTAAAGTCATATACATTTCCAGCAGTCACTGCACTACCACCGTTTACGGCAGCTGCTAAGCTAAAGTTTCTAGATGTGTAGTTAGTTACAGTTCTGTTTTCCAAATAACGGAAAATATTGTCGTCTGTAGCTACTTTAGAAACTTGACTTAGGTAGACAAAAAAAGGTGATTCCTCTGGCATAAGTTCTGCAACTCTATCAGAAAAATCATACAGCTTTCTTTGGTCTGGAGCCTGTCCGTAACCAGCACTAGTTGATGCTGCGGTAATCTGTGATGCTTTTAGTATGTCTTGATTAAAAGCCATTTTATATTCACTCCTAAGTTAGTTTATTTAGCTATTCTACCAACTCTACCAGCGTTCATAATTCTATCCCATACTTGGTCACCTTCAGATTTTTGTGGTTGTTGACCACCTTGAAGAACACCAGCTGGTTTCGGAATTGATTTAGCTTTTTGTACTGCTTCAAGATTTTCGCTTTGTTTTGGACTAACGCCATTACCTTCTTTCCACACTTTAATAAGTGTTTCAATAGGTAAATTAGCTTTTGGTGTCGTTGCAAATTGTAAAAATCTTTCTGCATCTTCAGCATCTAAATTGTGCTTACTAACCAATTCTGATTTTAAATTATTCATCGCCATTTGATTTTGTAGTTTAGCCAGTTCTTTATCTACTGTTTCATGTACAAGCTTTTTTTCCTGACTTACTCTAAATTTGTAAGATTCGGAATCTGGCTTGTAGTAGGCGTCCCAAGGGTCAAAGTTATCTGGAGTTGTACTTCCTTCCGCTCCTTTGTCCGCAACTGATTCTCCTGCAAGGCTTTTTTCAATTATGCTGATTAATTCAGGTCTTTCAGATAAAGCATCTCTCAATTGAAGCATATCACTGCTATCTCTTTTAAGATTTTCGTGTTCTGATACCTTTCTATCATACATAGATTGAAACTTTTTAGCTTCTGCTTCCCAATCAACTTCAGAAGATGTTTCTGCACCTTCTTCAACTTGAGGCTCTAGAGAAATAGTTTCCTCTTTTCCTCTTGACTCAACTATTGGGTCTTGCATTTTAACCTGTTGTTGTTCTTGTTCTTTTGCCATATTATTTTTCTCCTAACCCTGATTTAGTCTAAGACTCTGAACCAGGCTTGTTTTTTTCTTCTTCCTCCATAGATTGTTGCATCATGTCCATCATATTGCCTAACTGCATTGCCTTTTCTTTTTCTTTTACTTTAGCAGCAGAAGATATTTCGTTCAATTCTGATTTGAACTTTTCAACTTCAGTACGTTTTCTGGCAGATACCATTTCACGTTCAGATGTTTGTAAATCTCCGCTTAGTTTCTTTACTTGATTTTCAAGCTGTGCAATGTATTGTTGCATTTGTGCCATTCTGCCCTTTCTTTGAAGGACACCTTCTTTGTCAAAGATTTCAGTTTTCTTTAAAACCTCGACATCATCTACCAGTCCAAGTTTGTAAGCATCTAAGTACATATTATACTCAGCAACTTTATTGCTTGGCAAAGTTGAACCTGATATTATACGAATGTCATGTTGACCTAATTGAATATCATTCTGTATAGTCAACAATTCATTTCGCTTATCATCGTACATTCTCATATTAACTGAAAATTCAGTAATATCATTGTTTGGTTGTACAATTCTAAATGTTTTTTGATATTTATAATGGTCTTTAGCCAAATTGTAAACAACTTGACCAACCATCGCTAAACTAGCTTCAATATCTCTTAATTTTGATTTTCCTCTTGATTCACCCATTTCTGATAAAAGCATTGTACCTCTTACAGATTCTGGTGCTTGGTCTTTAAATCCTTGTAATAATTCAGGAATACCAAAATTTAAATCAATGTATTTCTCAACTCTATCTATTAAATAATAGAACTCACTTGTTAGAGGAGCTGGTTGAGGATAATGTGGCTCACCAAATTCTGGATTATATTCAATAACCGCATTTGGATTTGCCCAATCTTTTTCTAACTGACTAACACTATCAACACTTCCTTCTGGAATTAAAAGTTTTAATCCAGCAGCAGATTGAGCGTGTGACAAGGTCAAAGAAAACAACTTGTTAAGGAGTCGCTGTGAGTCCTTAACCTTGTTCACGTCTGATTTCGGATAGGGAGTATTAGTCCAAATGTTCGTAAATGGAACAATTGGATAGATATCAGTGTTAAGAATACGCTCATAAAGTAAAGTATCACCAATGCTACTGCATTGTGCAATTCTTGTTTGCATAATTTCTTCTATTTCAATAGCACCTTTATTAATAGCTTGAATTGTTTGCTCATCTTCTATAATAACAGAATAAACATCAGAGTCAACAATTTTTTCACTTCCATCAATAGTATTGAATATTCTATAAAAAGGAACTTTGATTTTGTAGAATCTATCAAGTATTTGATATTTTTGATTTACTTGATAATCTAAATCTTTTGCTTCAGCAGGAGTTAAAACACTATTACTGTTTTTTAAATTAGATGTTGGATAATCTTCTCCGTATAATGAATTAACACCAACTTCTAGGTCATCAATGTATTCTTCCATTTGAGGATAAAGGTCTAATACTTGCTGTCTTGTTAAAAATGTAGATAAAATAACACCAGAAGCATCGTTAAAGAATCTATCTCTAGCTGCTGGGTCTACATAAACACGAAAAGGGTCAACGTGAGTATATTTTACTTCACCTCTACCATAATCAGATTCAGGGTCAACATAAACATACATATATCCTAAACCTGTGACAGCATAATCGTGAACTACTTGCTTGAAAACAGTGTCACCATTAGAAATGTCCCAAATATATTCTAAAATAGTTCTCCAAACATTTGCTAATTTATTATCTGAATCTTCTCTAGCTATAACAGAAAACCTTGCTGGTCTTGCTGTTAGTAATGATTTTAATTTGTCAACAGCAGCATAAACTCTATCAATAACAAAATCAGCTTGCCCTACAGCTTGCAAAGCATCTGATTCATCTGTACTGTAATGATTTCCTAAAGTAAAGTCAACTGCATTTCTTGCTTCAGCGTCCCATTGTTGTCTAGCATCTCTCCAGCGTCTAAACAATTCTTTGGTAACTTGAGGCTTAGTTTTGTTTTCGTCGTAATTTGCCATAAACTCCCAAAAATATTTTATAGCAAAAATAACAAATTTTTATACTTTAAGTCAAGACAAAATCTATATTTTTTGTCCAGTAACCCAATTAATGACTCTTTTTGCAGGATTGTCTATTTCTTTAGTTGTTCTTTCGTTAAAAACATCTTTATCTATTGCGGAACTTTTTGGAGGTTTAGCCGTAGTAATAGCATACCATAATCCATCTAACAAGTCATCATGTCTACCTTTTGGAAACTCAAACATTTCATCAACTAAGTCTGCGTGTTCTTTCTTGATAAACATTTTTCTTCGATTGACAATAGGACATAATAATGCTTCTATCCTATCTTCTTTTTTGATACCACTAGGTGGTCGAACTCCTTGCGATAAGCCAGGAGCTAATTTTCTATCTTTACCAGCTAATTGATTTACATAATCCTTTACTAAACCTTGAGCACCTACTTTTTCAA